TTCCAAACACACCTGATGATGAAGAGACAAATACTGAAGTAAATTTTTTATCAAATGGATTTAAATTATTAAGAGATAACTCAAGAATGAATGGTACAAATGCAACCTACATGTATCTTGCTTTTGCGGAGAATTCGTTTGTAACGTCAACAACTAATGGTTCTATACCTACTCCAGCTAGATAACAAAATCTTGATCTAGCGTTAAATTTAATATAAACCATAATAAACAGGTTTTTATATGCTACAAAAATTAGGATTTTTACCAGGATTCAATAAACAAGTCACAGATACCGGAGCCGAAAGCCAATGGGTTGAAGGTGAGAACGTACGTTTTAGGTATGGTACACCGGAGAAGATAGGTGGTTGGAATCAATTAGGTCAAAGTAAATTGACTGGTGCAGCTAGAGGCTTACATCATTTAGTTAGCACAGCTTCTATTAAGTACGCAGCTATTGGTACTAATAAAATTTTATACATTTATTCCGGTGGTGTATTTTATGACATTCATCCTTTAGTTAATCCAACAGGTACAGCACTTACAAGTGCATTTAGCACGACTCAAGGTCAACCAATTGTTACCATAACTTTTCCCGCACCCCATACTTTTCAAGCTCAAGACATTATTTTATTTAGTGATTTTAGTGCTATTACAAATTCTAATTTTGGTGCAGCGGATTTTAATAATAAAAAATTTATGATAACTAGTGTGCCTAGTACCACTAGTATTACAATTACAATGCCCAGTAATGAAACTGGTTCAGGTGCAACAACATCTGGTGGAATTAAATATTATCAATACTATCACGTAGGACCGGCAGAACAACTAGGAGCTTTTGGTTGGGGTATATCTTTATGGGGTGGTAATGTTTTAGGAGCACTAACCACTACTTTAAATGGTGCTTTAGGAGACAACACAAATGGTAATAATAGTTCAGCTACAGAAATTACTATTGGTAGTACAACAGGTTTTCCAAGCACAGGTACAAACTTTATTCAAATAGGCTCGGAAGAAATATCTTACACAGGAATTACAGCTAGTAAACTAACCGGTATAACAAGAGCGGTAAGAGGAACTACAAGAGCTGCTCACAACACTGGTGTTACTGTTACTAATGCCTCATCTTTTACAGGTTGGGGATCACCCGCAGCTAACACTGACTCAGTTACTGATCCTGGTTTATGGTCCTTGGACAATTTAGGAAGTACCTTAATTGCATTAATACATAATGGTGAATGTTTTAAATGGGATGCAGACGCAACAAATGCTACAGATATTAGAGCAGTGATTATCCCTAATGCACCAACAGCGTCTCGTGACATGTTGGTATCCACTCCCGATCGTCACTTAGTATTTTTTGGTACAGAGAAAACTATTGGAGATAAAACATCACAAGATGATATGTTTATAAGATTTTCATCACAAGAAAATATAGAAGACTATATACCAACAGCAACTAATAGTGCTGGTACACAAAGACTGGCTTCCGGATCACGGATCATGGGTGCTAAGCTTGGTAGGAATGCAATTTACATTTGGTCAGACACTTCTTTGTTTACTATGAAATTTGTTGGAACTCCTTTTACTTTTGCTTACGAACAAGTTGGAACTAACTGTGGATTAATAGGTATGAATGCAGCCGTTGAAGTTGATGGTGCTGCGTACTGGATGTCTGATAATGGTTTCTTTAGATTTGCTGGTAAACTAGAATCTATGGATTGCTTAGTTGAAGATTATGTTTATGATGATCTTAACACAACTTCTAATCAATTAGTATACTGTGGTATTAATAACTTGTTTGGAGAAATCACTTGGTTTTATCCAACGTCTACATCTAATGTAGTTAATAGAGCAGTGACTTATAGTTACTTAGACTCAACAGCAAAAAGACCTATATGGTTTACTAATGCAAGTTCATTGTTTCCAAGAAGTACTTGGCAAGACTCAGCAGTATTTGGTTTACCACATGCTACTAAATACAACGCAGGTGATGACGACTCGTTTGATGTTGAAGGAAACACTGAAGGAGTTACAGTTTATTTTGAACACGAGACAGGAGTCAACCAACAAGAAGCAGGGACCACGGCTGTAGCTATTCCAGCAAATATTACTTCTGGTGATTATGATATTACACAAAAAATTGTTAGAGGCGCTGCAACAAATATGGCCGACCTTAGAGGTGATGGAGAATCTATAATGAGAATTAGTAGAATCGTTCCTGATTTTATCGCACAACAAAATAATGTATTTGCACAATTAGATGTTAGAGATTACCCCAATGATACTGCAGCAAGCTCACCACTAGGGCCTTTTACTTTAACACCTAACACTACAAAAGTAGACACTAGAGCTAGAGGTAGAGCTATTGCTCTTACAATATCTAATACAGCAGTTGATACTAGTTGGAAATTAGGAACTTTTAGATTAGATATACAAGCTGGAGGAAGACGATAGTGGCAAAGATAGTACAAACATTAACTCGAGCAAGTGATGAATATGATCAAGATATATCTCAGTCTTTAGTTAGAGATTTAGATAGTGTGTTAGAGAAATTAAACACAACGTTTCAAGAAGAATTAAAACAGGAGATAGAAGCTAGAAGTTTCTTTTTAGATTAATGGCAGTAGTAAATCAATATAAATTTGTAGGTATAGATAATAACACAACAGGTGGTGCACTTACACCATTAGGATCTGGCAATCCTTTGATTAGTGAAACATATGTTATAAAATCTATACTTGTTACATCAGCTGGCACACCAAGTGTAACAATTACAAACAATAGTATTACAGCTATTAAATCTGCAGCACTTACAGCTAATGTTACAACAGAATTATTAACTCAACCGCTAATAATAGAAGGTGGTACATCTTTTACAATACAATCAAGCACTTCTGATTCGTTTGATGTAGCTATCAGTTATTTAAACATCAAAAAAGAGGTAACAACATAATGGAAGTACTACAAGCAAAAGTCGAAGAAACATATAGACACAAAGAAACTGGTGAGGTTTTTAAGGAGAGAAAAGACTGGGAAGCCAAGGGTTATAAACCAGAGGACATGGCCCAAGACGTAAAAGTTATTATGCCACCTCTTGATTTATTCAGTAAAACAAAGTAAACTAACAAACTCAGGAGATATATTATGATGGAAGACAAAATTTCAATGAACGAATCAATACAAGCTGGAGCACCAGACATTAACTACAAACAAGGTGATGTTATGATGGGTGGCGGCGAAGATCAACAAGGCAAACAAGTAGCAGCTTCAATCTGGGAACAAATGGAACCAGAACAAAAGCAACAATTTGGTAGCTTTGATGCTTTTTTTCAAAGCGGTATCTGGAAACAAATTATACAACAGATGCAACAAGACAATTCAGGAATTAAATCACAAGCACCTAACATGAGCATGAACGAAAATGTTAACGTGGCAGAGTCAATGCCAGGTGGTGGTATCGCTGATGTTAACATGAGAGAAAATGTTCAGATGGCTGCTAACGGTGGTCTGATGGGTCTATACAACAGAGGCATGTAATCATGGCTAAAGTAGCTATTCAAGGTGGAGTAAAAAACTATCTTCCATCTAGAGAAGTAACAGTACCTGTAGAAGCTAAGTCTTCTAAAAATCATGTTAAGGCACACCTAGCTTATATTACAGACAAAGAACAAAAACTTCTTCTTGAAAAAAATTTACACGGATCATTAAAAGGAAAACCTAATAGAGGACCGGGAGGTCTTCCTAGTTTACAAGGGGATTTTGGACCAGGTGGTGGAGGATCTTACTCCGAAGCTGGCACAGGTAGAGGTGTAGGTAATAGTAAAGACAAAGATACATCAGCATTTGATTTTAATAACAGAACTCAAACATATGAATTAAGTAAAAAAGCTAAAAATCAACAAGCTGTTAATGATTATGTTCAAGGTAAAATGGGTTATCAAGCAGGAAAAAAACCTAGCTTTTTTGGAAATCCTTTTCAATCATTAGCTGTTAAAAATAATATTTATCAAAGAAGAGCAAATGTAAACTTAGCACAAAAAAGAGCGTTTCAAAAATACCAAGACATAGAGAAGTATGCAAATATAATGGATGACTATGGTTTATCTGCAGAAGAGCTAGCAGATAAAGTAGCAAAGGATCCTAGTTATGGTTACGACTTTAGTGATTTAGATCCAGGTAAAAAAACATTAGGTTCTAACATAGGAACTAGCTTAGAAAAATACAGACAAAATTTATATGATGTTAATCCAAAAACTTCATACAGTATGATTCAATCAATTTTAAATAAAACAAGACCGGACACACAGGTTACAGCACAAAATACTTTAAACAAAGCACGAGCTTATAATAAAGCGGTTAATGCTGTAGACATTAGAGGTGAAATAGATAGATTAGGTAATCTAGGAAATTCAAATTTAACTGGACAATTTACAGGTGGTGACGGCGATGGTCCACAACCCTACCTACCAATAAACTATAACACTGGAGCAGCAGAAGCTGTAGAACCTTACACTAATGATTTTACTTACAGATTTGGTGATGATCAAGATGTTATTTATGAAAATTACGGTACACCTGGTTACAGAACCACGGCAGCTGAAGGTGGGATCATGGGCCTAAGAGCACGAAGAGCTTTTGGTGGTATCATGGACAGAGTAACAGGAAGAAAAGCATATGGTCTAGGTAGTATATTTAAATCAATTACTAAACCTTTTAAATCTGTAGCCAAAGCAGCAGGAAAAGTTTTAAAAAGTGACTTAGGTAAGGCAGCATTACTAGCTGGTGGAGCTTATTATTTAGGTGGTGGTACATTTGGCGGTTTAAGATCTAGTGCTCCTGGATTTAGTTTTAGTAATTTAGGTAGTGGTATAAGTGGACTTGCTAAAAAAGCATTGTTAAAAGATGGGACAGGAAGCTTTACAGATTTAGGTAATTATAGTTTAGGTAAACTGGGATTATTAGGTATAGGAGGAGCAGCTTTAATGGGTCCTGCTAAACAAGATCCTAGTATCATAGGTGACAGAGGTGGAAGATTAAAAGACTCACAAGGTAATGACGCATTACCAGCTGACATAAGAGCTGAAATAAGATCAGCTTATGCATCAGGAGACAGTGATAGAATTAAAAATATTCAAAGTTACTACAATTTCTTACCAGGAGCTGACGCAGTAAAACTACCAAGTGTTCAACCTTACTTGCCTTATCCTAACTATGCTGAAGGTGGTAGAATTGGTAAAGCAGAAGGCGGATTATTAGACATGGGTGGTATGGAAAAAGATTACAGAGCTGAAGGTGGGTTTGTACCTATTGGAGAGTATGAAAAAAAAGATGACGTTCCAGCAAGACTAAGTGTTAATGAATTTGTGTTTACAGCAGACGCTGTAAGAGGTGCCGGTCAAGGAGACATTGACAAAGGCGCAGAAATAATGGAGAATATGATGGAAAATTTAGAAAATGGTGGTACAGTATCGGAAGAGTCCCAAGGAAATAAAGGTGCTCAACAAATGTTTAAAACATCAG